AAGGAGCGCGACGAACTCAAGACCTTCAAGGCGGCCGAAGATGTGAAGGCGCTGTCGCGCCCGCAGAAGGCCGAAGACTACAAGCTCGAACTGCCCGCCGATTTCACGCCGCCCGCCGGCGTGGAATTCAAACTGGACACTGCAAACCCCGCGCTCGGTCAGCTCAGGCAGGTCGCGCTCAAACACGGCTTGACCCAGGATGCGGTCAACGAATTGATCGGCGTCTATGCTGGAAACGAAGTTGGCACCCAGGCTGCGATTGCTTCGGCGCGCGCGGCCGAAATCGCCAAACTCGGCGCCGCCGCGCCCGCCCGGGTGGACGGCGTTATCAACTGGCTGACCGGCATGGATAGCTCGCCGGACAAGGGCGACGCGAAGGCGCTCGCAGGAATGTTGGTGACGGCGCGCCATGTCGAGGCCTTTGAACGGATCATCAACAAGCTGACGACGCAGGGCACTGCCGCCTTCTCCCAGTCGCATCGCGTACCACCGGATGACAAGTCAATTCCGGGCTTCGACAATATGAGTTTTGAACAGCGGCGCCACGCGCAGGACCAGCGGCGCGCACAGCGCTCGGCTTAGACGAAAGGGCACTTAAATGGTTTCGCTCACCACCACGATTTCGACCCCGACAAACTTCGTCGAATATGCCAAGTCGATCGATGAGAACGATCCGACCCGCGCATTCGTCGAGAACATGATCGAGGAATCGGACCTGATGCGGGCGATCCCGATCCTGCCGGCCGAACGCGGCAAGCGGGCCTATATGGACATCGCATCGCTGCCGACCGTCGGTTTTCGCGGTCTGAATGAAGCGGGCAACCAGGGAACCGGCTCTTTCAACCTGCGCGAGGAAGATACCTACTTCATCGACGATTACATCTTCGCCGATCGCGCGATGATTGATCGTCTCGGCCCTGAGGGCAAATACAAGCAGGAGCGCCTCAAGAGCATTGCTCTGGGCCAGTTCTTCTCCCAGAACGCCATCAAGTCGGACAATTCTTCGAACGTCCGTACCCCGAATGGCATTCAGGCCCGCTGCCTGGATTCCACGGCGGCGACCGGCAACCTGATTAACAACTCGGCGGCGTCAGGCGGCGCGGCTCTTTCGCTGGCCAACATGGACGCGCTTTACTGGCGCGTGAACAAGCCGACCCATTGGATCGTTCCGCGGGGTCTTATGCCCCAGTTCGATGCCGCGGCCCGCAATAATACGCTGGTCAACCAGACCGTCTCCTATGCGGAAGACGATTTCGGCCGGCGTATCATCAAGTTCAAGGGTCTGCCGATCCTGTACGGGTATGAGCCCGACGACTCGCCGGATCTTCTGCCCTTCACCGAAGTCGCCGCCGGCGGCGGCTCGGCTGTCACGTCCTCGATTTACTGCGTGTCGTTCCGCCCGGGCGGTTTCTACGCCATCGAGCAGACACCGCTGACCGTTATGCCGGAAGGCCCGACGGTCGGTCAGCCCTTCGATTCCACGCACATCAAGTGGGATTATGGTTTCGCTCGCGAGCATCCGAAAGCGATTGCCCGCCTTACCTCGATCACCAACGCCGCGATCGTCGCCTAACCAGCGGATCGGACCACAGGAGATAATTCCATGGCTTTGACCGCCCTCGCGATCCCCTCTCAGGTGACGACCTTCCCGTGTCCGTTCGATGCGATGACGGCGTTCACCGATACCCAGACCCTGACCGCGACCGGATATCTGAACAACCTAAACTCCGGTTTGCTCGACCTCGGCGGCGCCAAGCCGGTTTCGGCGGTCGGTCGGGTCGACGGTATCTTCAATCTGGACATCACCGCGATTGACGTTGCCAGCGGCGACGAGACCTATGCTTTCGCTCTGCTCGGATCGAACGACAGCGCGTTCGGCAACGGCAATGTCGAATTGCTGGCCTATCATGATATCGCGGCCGCGTCCTCCGGTCGGGTGATCGCGACCCTGCTCGGCGCCTCGCCTGCGATTCCCCCGACCAATCTGGCTGGCACCATCATTCAATTGCCTTTCACGAACCTGATGCAGCGCATCTACTATCGCTACCTCAAGGCTCGCGTGATCATCGGGGGCACCACGCCGACCGTGACTGTGACCTCATGGATCAGCCGGGCCGCGATTGACGTATGATGCCGAATAGCCTCGGCGACTTCACGCTGAACGCCAGCCGATAACAGGAGACCAAGCCCAATGTCGCTCAAGATTGACGCCAGCATGTCCGCCGTCGCCTACCATAAGACAGATGGCGCAGTGACCTTTCCGTATGCGATCGACGCACACCAGGCGGTCTCGCATCATCCCGACGAATGGAGCAAAACGCCCTGGTTGGAGGATGGCGAAAAGTCCGTCCCAACGGTCGAGATTCCCGAGGGCTGGGAAGACATGAAGCCGACCGATCGCATCAATCTGGCGATCCGCCTGACGGGCGCCGAGCGCAAGGGCCTGACCGCCGCCAAGGCGGACGAGATCATTGCCGCCGAAGCCGCCAAGCGCGATCCGGATGCCGCAACTGCCTAATCCTCTGAGGGTGCGACTACGCAACTGGAAGGCGGCCCATGGGCCGCCTTTTTCGTGGTGCGTTGCGCCGACCTGTCGATGGCGGAAGGTGAGGCATGGCAGCATTCGAATGGCCTTTATCGAAGCTCGAAATCATCAACTCCGCGCTGTCCCAGTGCGGGGATAATCTCGTGCCCGTGGCCGATGACGGCTCAGAGGAATGGAATGCCGCGTCACCCGCCTACGAGCGCGGACTGGCCTATGTCTGCGAAAGCCACCCGTGGTCTTGGCTGACCGACATGCGAACGCTGGCGCCATCGGATATCGCGCCAGATGACGATCAGTTCGATACCGCCTATCCGCTGCCGGCAGACCTCGTGCATCTGATCATGGTGCGCATGAACGATCGGCCGTGCGTCTGGGGGCTTTTGAATAACCAGCTTGTCGTCAACGCGCAAGGCGGGCCACCGGCACCGAATCCGCCGACTACGCCCTATCCCGTCACCATCAAGGGCATTTTCTCGACCAATTCTGATCCGACATTTGCCACGCCGACAGTGGTGCTGGCTCTGCAGGCATTCGTCATGTCGGGCATCTATCGCGGCATGCACACCGACACGAACGAGGCGGACAAGCTCTGGGCCGCAGGTATGCACTTGCTCGCCGAGGCCAAGGCCCGCCACGACATGCAGAGCCCGAAGCGGGCGGCTTTCAATTCGCGATACACGGCCGTGCGGCGCAACCGCAAGCCGTGGCGGCAGACGCCTCCCGGCTGGTCTGGCACGGGCACCCCGAATTGAGGTGACCTATGCCGAGGCAAATCCAGGGATCGCAGCGGGACTTTTCTTTCGGAGAAGTCGACGTCGCCCTGAAAAGGGCTGACGATCATCCCGCGCGCAAGGGCGGACTTCGCCAGATGGCGAATGCCCGCATCCTGAATTCGGGCGGTCTGCAGGACCGCCCCGGACGCCGCGCGCTCTATCCAATCACGAATGGCGGCTCGCGTACCGAGCGTTTTACGATCTCGGCCGGTAATATCTTCGACATCCAGTTCGCGGCCGGCCGGGTCAAGATCATCGACAGCACCGGAACAACCGTCGGCAATTTCACGCTGCAGGGAAACGGCGCCGCGCTGCCGTGGGCGTCAAGCGCTGACATTCAGTCGATCGTCTACACGGTATTTGGCCTGGCGATCACGATCACGTTCGGTCATTCCATGCGCCCCCAGGTCATTACATGGGATGGCGTGTCGACTTGGAGCATCGCCGACTATACCGAGTTGCTGATCGGCAACCAGAAGCGGACGCCGTTCTATCGGATCAGCCCGCAGGGAATTGCCATCCAGCCATCTGCGCAGACCGGGGCCGGGATCACCATTGTTGCGTCGGCGCCTCTGTTCACGGCCTCATGGGTCGGCGCCCGCATCCGGTTCGTGTTTCGGCAGATTTTGATCACCGGCTATACCAACTCGACGCATATCACCGCGACGGTGGAGGAATCGCTGCCTGGCAGCCAGGTGCTGACCTTTGGTGTTGACCCTTCGACCAGTTTCAGCATCGGCGACGTCGTGATTGGTTCGGTGACCGGATCAAAGGGCGTTGTCACCGCCATCAATGCCGGCGCCAAGACGATTACAGTTCAACTGCTGACGACCAGTTCATCGTCAGCAACGTTTAATCCAGGCGCCGGTGATCAGACCGTGGCCTTTACAACCGCCGATACCGTCGCCGGACCAGGCGGAGGCCTGACGCCATCAAGCGTGGCTGCAATCGGAAATCCGCAATCGGTAACGATCTGGGACGATGAAGTGATGAACGACTTTCGCGGCTATCCCGCGTCCTGTTTCAATGACCAGTTCCGCGTCGGATTCTGCAATTTTTCCTCCGTTCCTGGCGGGATCGGTTGGACGGCGATCAATTCAACGACTGATTTCTATGCCAATGATGCGTCATCGCCTGACAATGCAATATTTGAGATCGCGCCAGGTAAGGTGCAGGTCTATTTTGTGGTGCCAGGACCAGAGAGCAACGAGTTCGTGTTCTGCGACCGGCGCATTTATTACATCCCGATCTCGCCGACCAACCCGCTCAAGCCGGGTAGCGTTGGGTTTCAGATACTGTCGGGGGATGGTGCCGCGCAGGTGCAGCCGCGGCTTTCGCAGGAAGCGATCCTTTATGTGAACGCCGGCCAGAATAGCATGATGGCGGTGATCGCAACCGGTGCGTACCTGCGGCCGTTCAACACCAAGAACCTGAGCGACTTCCACGCGCATCTGTTCAATTCGATTCAATGCATTGCGGCTCCATCCGCCGACGGCTCGTTCAACGAACGCTACGCCTATGCCCTGAATGGTGATGGATCGATAGCGGTTGGAAAATACAATCCGGACAGTCTGCAGACCGGTCTTCCGGTGATCGGCTGGGGCCCATGGTCCGGTGTGGGATCGGTTAGTTGGATCTCGGCCTCAGCCTTCGACGTATTGTTCACGGCGACCTATTTCGGCGCCGGCCTCGTGGAGATCCTCGACGACACGCAATATCTCGATTGCGCGTTGCCGGTTAACGCCGCGCCCTCCGCTTTCGCCCCGCCCGGCGGCAAGGGGCCGTTGTGGTTCATCCCCTCGCAGTCGGTCGCCCTGATGGATCAGACCACGCGCTACATGGGCATCTATCAGATCGACGCTGATGGCTTCATCGTCCCACAGTTCAACGGCGGCGAGGATTTGACCCTGGCCTCGCTGGTCGCTGGCCAGCCATGGACATTGACCGTCGAGCCATTTGCCCAGAACGCAAGCCCAGGAGCTGACGTCCATCAGCGCATGATGCGCCGCCGCATCTCGAACTTTGCTGCCTATTTCGTGCACTCATCTGGCTTCTTGTTTGCCAAGCTGTTCAGTTCCAAGCAGACCGCTACATCACCGGCCCTCGGCACCGTCATGAACACTCGCCGCATTCCTGCGTGGAATGCGGGCGACGATGCGACAAAGCCGCCGACTTTGCGGGAAAGTACAGAATTATGGCGCCCGTCGGGCCTCTCCTACGATCCGCGCGCCGCCATCATCAAGGACACTCCGGGACCGCTCATGATCTCGGAAATATCCATGGAAATCACCCTATGAAGGACGTGCAATAATGGGTGCATCGGGTGCATCGGCGGCAGGCGGAAACTCGCTCGCTTCGATCGGTCTGCAGGCCTATGCGACGATTCTGCAATCGCAGGGCGTGGCGGCGGCTGATAATTTCCAGGCGGCAAAACTGGAGCAGGCGGCAAAGTACGGGGAACTGAAAGCCGTACAGACCGGCGGCCAGATGACCCGCAGCCTGAACCAGACGCTCGGCAATATCGACGCGGTGCGCGCTGCGGCGAATGCCGACCCATCATCACCCACCGGGGCCGCTTTCCGAGATAACCAGGAAAGCATCGGCAACGACCAGCGCGGAATCGCGGTTGATAGCATTCTTGCGCAGGCCCGGCAGGAAAGGGCGGATGCCGCGTATTATCGCTCGGCCGCCGATAACGCTCTGTTCGCCGGAGAGATCGGCGCGGCCGCTGGGATCGCGAAAGGAATTGCTGGAATGTCCTTGCCGGTGCCAGGCTGATGGTCGAACTCGCAACAGTACCTGACCGCATCGTCACCTCGACTGCGCCGCAATCGTCGGTCTCCCGGAGCGACATCATTGGCTCGACCGACATGATGGCGAACGCGCTGTCAAAGGTCGCCGATGCCCAGATGGACATTGCAACCAAGCAGGCCAAGGAACAAGCCGCGGAAGATTTGCAAAACCAGAAAGTGACGCTAAACGAGGATGGGTCGGTCAGCGTCGTCAATCCGGCTAACTCGGTCATCTTCGGCCGTGCCGGCGAACAATACCATGCGGCTGTCATGGCAGGGACGATCGCCCAGCACGGCAACGTCATCTCGGAAGAGATGAACGGCCTGCATCAGAAATTCCCGACCGATCCGGTCGGCTTTAAGGCCGCTGCTGAGGCATGGAAGGCTACCTACGTGCAGCAGCACGGCGGTGGTGAGGTCGGGGAGGCGATCAGCCAGCAAGTCAATCAAGCCCAGACGCAGCATTACAATGCGATCACGAATACGTCGGCCAATATCGACATCACCAATCAGCAGAAGTCTATCCAAGCCAACATTGCCGACCAGAAGAACATTCTGCAGGGCCTCGCGCGCCAGCCAGGCGGCACCGATACGCCTGAATTCAAGGCGGCCATCGCGCGTATGGATGCGTCCTATCAGGCGCTCGGCACCAATCCGCTATTCCGGATGCCGCAGGATCAGATCGATCTGGAGGTCAAGAACTTCCACAATCTGCTGCAAGGCGAGGCAATCGTCGCCCATATCGACGAGACCTTCACCAAAAAGGGCAAGGGCGAAGCGCAGAAGGCGCTGAACGAAAGCATCCTTGCCAACCCCAATCTGAGCGAAGTCGATCGCAACCGGCTCTATGCCCATGGGCTGGCGCGCCTGCAATTTCTGTCGGCGGATGCAAAAGAGAAGATCGACGCCGGGCGGAAAGACGTTTCCGAACTCGAAACAAATATCGCCAACGGCACGATCAAGACTACGGACCCTGTGATCGGCATGGCCGTAAAGCAGGCCATCGATCGTGGCGATAGCGAAGGCGCCAACAGGATCACGGCGTCAGTCCATGCCCGCATGAGCTTGTCCGGCATCCAGACCTTGCCGCAGACCATTCAGGCAGAGACGCTTGGGATCAAGCCGATCGGTGCTGTCAACACGGATATCCCGTCGGAGGGCCGAGCGCTGCTCGACCACATCGCCGGCCCAGAGTCGGGTGGTCGATACGATGTTCGATATGGCGGCAAGCAGTTTCAGGGCTATGCCGATCACCCGCGCATCGATGAGCCGATCACCTCGGGTCCCGACGTCGGCAAGACATCCTCGGCGGCCGGTCGGTATCAGTTCATCGGCTCGACCTGGGACCAGCAGGCAAAGAAGCTCGGCTTGACCGACTTCTCGCCCAAGAGCCAGGACGCCGCAGCGTGGGATCTGGCCCAGACCGAATACAAGGCCAAGACCGGGCGCGATCTCTTGACCACGCTGCGGTCCGGCGATCAGGCGGCAATCTCGGATGTGCCGCGGCAGCTATCCGGTCAATGGTCATCGCTGCCCGGCGGACGCCAGCCGGCGCGCGCTATCGCACCTTCGGCTAACGGCGGGCCGGGTTTCACGGCTACCGACTTGCAGCGAAATCCGTTCCTCGGTTCAGCCTACGTCCGCACGGTCGCTGCCGACGAAAGCCTGCGAATCCAGTCCGCAACTCAGGCGGCAGCCGGGATCGAGAAGCTGACGGCGAACGGTCTTTTGCCACGACCGGAAGACGTCGCGCTGGTCATGCAGACTGGCCAGCAATATCCCGAGAAGTTCGGCCCCATCGCGGAAAAGACCCAGGGAATGCTGGCAGCGGGCGCGCTGGCATCGATGGACAAAACGGAGCGTGACGAGGTGATAGCGCAGTACCGCGCTGCCGCGAACGGATCGGATCAGCACCAGGCCAACATCGCCGCGGCGTTCTTCGACCAGTACAGCAAATCGGAGAAGGCTCTCGCCGAGCATCCCTATCAGGAAGCCGCCACGCGGGGCTGGATCGCCCCGGTAGCGCCGATAGATCCTGGCAAGCCAGAGAGTATCCCGGGCGCGCTGCAACAGCGCCTGACGGCCTCGCAGCGCATCGCCTCAATGAATCATTCACCGGCCCCGCCGGTGCTCGACAAGGACGAGATGCCGCAACTGCAGGCCGCCTTGGAGGGGCCGCAAGGGGCGGGCGTTCTGGCGTCGATTGCTGGCTCGCTCAAGCCCGACGACATGAAAACGTTGCTGGATCAGAAGGGGTTCACTGACAGCCTGACCTCGATGCAGTCCAGCAAGGATCCGGTCAAGATGTCCACGGCCATGTCGGTGGTCGACCGGCTCTGGCGCGACAATGCGGCGGAGGCCGAAAAGACGTTGGGCGCGCCAGCCATCACGAAGCTGCAGGCGTGGCAGGCGCTCAAGGGCAGCTTCAATGGCCCCGAATTGGCTGAAAAGCTGAATATGTCCGACGACCCTTCAACCGCGAAGGCGCGCGAGGAAGCCAAGACGGCGGCGGAAGCCGAGACGAAATCGATGACACCTTCCGACATGGCCTACAAGCTCGGTTCATCGTGGGGCATACCGCTCCTGTCGCGGATCGCCAACGTGGTGACCGGTGCGACGCCAGCGGTCCCGTTTGACAGCATCACCGGCGGGGCATTGGTAGCCGATTACAAGGCCACCTATACCGCGCTGCGGTCCTATGGCGTCGATGCCGACAAGGCCTCCGATCTCGCTGTGCAGCGGCTGGGCTCGACCTGGGGAGTATCGCAGACGGCCGGCAACCAAGTCATGCGCAATCCGCCCGAGCGGTCCTATCCGGCCATTGGCGGCACCCACGACTGGATGCAGACCGATCTTACGAAATGGGTAGAGAGCAAGGTGGGACCAGCGTCGGGCCAATCCTTCTCCTCGAATCTCGCCGCCGCCGATGCCGCGATGAAACTCACGCCAGAGGAAAAGGCACTCTATCAGCGTCACCTTTCGAACCTGACTGGTCCTGGTGGCGTGGACAATCCCGACGGCACGCGGGCGACGCTGTTTCAAACGACCGCCGAGCACGATGGCAGGTTTTATACGATCCCAACCGTCTTTGACGGGAAAATTCTCTGGGACAAGGGCACCGCTGATCCTGCTGCTGCGGCGGTCGAAAAGGTCAAGCAAATCGGATGGGACAAGTTTCCTTCCTACAATACCGAAGCCGAGGCGGAAGCCCGCTATCAGCAGATGCACGGCTTCATCGAAAAGGACACCACGTCGTTCAAACAGGGCGGCGGAGGCGGCCGACGATCTCTCGAGGCCGGCATCGGCGGCGTGATGCAGTCGCCTAATTGGTCCGTCGCCGGCATGATCGCCGACAAGCAGACCGAGGCGGAGATCGCCGCCGGTCGGCCGCCGTCCTATCAGGTCGCGGTGAAGAAGGCCGACGGCACGCTGGACATCATCCCGAGCCGGATTGCATTCGATCCGTCAGATCATATCGCCAAATATGGCGCGGGCCTCGAACAGCGGCGGAAGAACGTCGAGGCCAGCCGTAACAGCATCATGAGCGGGATGCCGCAGCCATGACCGCAATCGACGTCGCCCCGGACCCGGCTTTTGGGCTTCGAACGGAACAGGGTGTTCCGCCACAGGCACAGCCGTCGATCACTGACGGCGGCGAGGCCGTATTTGGCGCCGCGTTCCGGCAATCGAACAGCGTCGTCTCGGCGATCCAGTACATGCGCAACTCCGGCTCGTTCACTCCGCAGCCGGATTACAACCCGCTGGACGACATCAAATCGTGGAAGCAGCCGGACTATTTTCTCGAACACGGCGACAAGTTCATCGGCTCTCAGTCGCCGGCGGAAACGCAGTCGATCAAGGCGCAGATCGATACCGAGACGGCTGACCAAAAGCTCCTGGCTGCCAATGGCAAGATCGGATTCATCGCCCAGACCATAGCGGGCACGCTGGACCCGACCATGCTGCTGCCTGGCGGCGTCGCGTTGGATGCGGCCAAGGGTGGGCTGACATTCACGAAAGCGGCGGTCGAGCTCGGCAAGGCGGGGCTGATGCAGACCACGGCCCAGGAGGCGCTACTCCACGCCAGCCAGCAAACCCGGACCTTCCAGGATAGCGCACTGAACGTCGCCAGCGGCACGCTGCTGACGGCGCTGATCGGAGGGGGTGCCGCGTCATTGCTCGGCGCTGGCGAGCGGGCAGCCATGGAAACCGCGCTGCACGCCGACCGGTCCGAGATGAACGCGCACGCGGGCAACCCGTCGACCGGAGAAGCCCCGCCAACGGCCAGAGAAGCCCATGGAGAGTCGCCCGCTCCTGCGGCCGCCAATGTCAACGAGTCGGCCGGGGCCGCTCAGGCCGCCTCTGTAGGCGCAGCGGCGGCCGATACCCGCAAGATCGAACTGGTCGACTTCGGGCTCAACCAGATACCTGGCGTCCGCAAGGTGGTGGAAACGACCTCGCCGATGCAGCGGCTGTTCGGTGCCGAGAGCGTTACCGTGCGGCGGACGGCCGCTGATCTGGCCGAAACCTCGCTGCTGACCAAGGAAAACGTTGAGGGCAAGGTGACGACCGCGGGCCCGGCGGTTGATCGTGAAGCCCGGCTGCACATCCATCAGGGCCAAGTCGCGGTCGGGGACGAGCTTTCCCGCCTATTCTCGGAATATCGGTTCGGCGAGCAAAAGACGACGCCGAGAGCGCGCGCCGGATTCGAGGACATAACCGGCCGAGCCCCGGACGGCAAAATGTCGTTTGACGAATTCAAGGAGGCGGTGACCGAGGCCGGCCGCAACGGCGACGTGCACGAGAATCCTCAGGTGCAGATGGCCGCGCAGACCGTACGCAACAAGATTTTCGAGCCATGGAAGAAACGTGCCATCGAGGCCGGACTGCTGCCCGAGGACGTGAGCGTCAAGACCGCCGACAGCTATATGATGCGCCTCTACAATAAGCAGGCGATCGCGGCCAAACGTCCGGAATTTGTGAGCCGGGTGACCGACTGGCTGCAAGCCGACCAGGCCGAGAAGGCCCGCGGTCAGGAGAAGATCGGCCTCTATCAGGGCGCGCTCGAATCCCACCGGGCGACGATCGCCAAATACGAGGACCGGATCGCCAAGCTGTCCGTGGATGCGGACGTCATTGCCGCCCGGCAGGAGGAAACGACCCGGCTGAACAAGGCGGCGAGCCGCCGCGCGGAGACGCTGCGGACCCGCGATCAGGAAAATCTGCCGCTTCAAAATGCAAAGGGTGGCGCGGTATTCGAGACGCTGGCGCGCAACCGCGGCAACCTGCTGGCCGACCGCGCCTCGGCGAAACTGGCCGAGATCGAAAGCCTGCAGGAAAAGCTCGCAACGGAAATCCAGAGCCATGATCAGATGCGTGGCAAGATCGAGGAGGAAATCGCCAAATGGGAAGGCAAATCCGCCAAGGAGGCCAAAGCCGCGCTGAAAGCCCGCGCCGAAGCCGAGAAGGCGCGCGCCGAACAGAAGGCCGCTGGAACCTATAAGGGCAAGGATGAGCGCCTGTCCGCCGCCGACAAGGCCGTGGACAAGGCCGTCAAACGCATCCTCGAATCCGACCGCGGCATGGAACGACAGGAATTGGAAAGCCGGGCCCAGGAGATCACAGACCGCATCATCGGTTCGCCGGACGGCCGTCTGCCCTATGACCTTGGCATGGAGCACGGGCAGGGTGGCGGAGGCGGTGGCGAGCAGCCGCGCGGCTCTCTGGCGGCCCGGGAGTTCAATATCCCGGACAAGACCATTGCCGATTTTCTCGAAAACGATATCGAGCACATCGTGGCTTCGCATCTGCGAACCATCGTGCCTGACGTGCTTTTGACTGAGAAATTCGGCGACACGCGCATGTCGGAAGCGTTCCGCAAGATCAACGATGAATATGCCGCGCTGGTTTCTGAGGCCAAGACCGAAGGCGCGAGGACTAAACTGGAAAAGGAGCGGCAGCGGGCGATCGACGATCTTGCGGCGGTGCGGGATCGGATCAGGGGTACCTACGGCATCTCAAGCGATGCGCCGATGCGCAATGCCGCACGCGCCATGAATGTCCTCAAGAATTACAATGTGCTTACCTCGATGGGGTCGGCGGCGCTGTCGTCCCTTCCGGACATGGCCGGATCGGTCCTGCGCCACGGCCTGACCTCGACCTTCAATGACGCCTGGTCACCGTTTTTCTCGTTTCTAACCCGCCAGTCCGACGCTTGGCAGGAAGCAGGGCGGCAATACCGCGCCATGGGGATTGCCGTGGAATCGGTACTCGCCTCGCGCCACCACGCCCTGACCGACACGCTGGACACGTATCATCCGCAAAGCCGGGTCGAGCGGACGATGCAATGGGCGACGGGCAAGTTCCAGTTTGTCAACTTGCTCGCGCCGTGGACCGACTTTGCCAAGATCAATGCTTCGATGGTGGCCGGTTCGGAGATTTTGCGCGCGGTGAAGGCTGCGGAGGCGGGAACGCTATCGGCGCGCCAACTCCGCAACCTCGGCGAATCCGGGATTGAACCGCACATGGCCGCTCGGATCGCCAGGGCGTTCGAGGAGGGCGGCGAGATCAGG